ATTAGCGTTGAGAAAACGTTTTCCTATTACTATCACAGAATTCAAAATTGATCTAGGACCAAAAGGCACAAGATACAGCATTGGCTTTAGTAACTACAATGCTGATCCACTTAGAAATCAAAACATAGGAACAACACCAAAAATATTTGAAATAAAAGCAGATACTGTGGGTGCTTTTTTTGATGACTTAAAAAAACAATGGAACACATTCCTAACTGGTCAAACAACTAAAGGTGTACAGTATGCTGACCAATTTGATTTTCTAATAGACACTCCCATCAAAAACAGCAGTATTATCAGTAATAAAAAAACAACAATCAAAGAAATGGCCACAACAGATACATTTCTAGATCCTACAAAAAGAACATTTACAATTCCCAAAGGTTCTACGCTACAAGATATTATTACTCGAGTAATGGCACAGTCTGACTATTTGCAACAACAAATTATAGCCAACAACAATAATCAGACCAATATCATGTCGGCGTTCAAGATTACAACGTCGGCTACACTGGAAGGGGCTACCAGCACAGGCAGTAGTGTCACTGCGGTACACGATGACAGCGCACAAAAGTGGCCCAAGAAGTTTTCAATTAAAATTTCAGAATTCAAAAGCTGGAATACTTTAAGTCCTAGAACACCAAATCAATTGTCTGATTCTACACCATTTACATCAAAAAGCTATTACTACATGTATACTGGACAAAACATTGACATTGTAGAATTAAAAATAAATTTTGATACCAGTTTCTTTTCAGCTCCAATGGCCTATGTAAATGACTTTATCAGTGCTAATCCAACTGCGTCTACTGGGCTTTCAACTTTGCTAAAAGGATCGCCAAGTGTGTTGCTAGGGCAGGGAACTGTGTCTAGCTTGACAGGGTTAAATGCATTGAGAAATCCAACACCTTTGCAGATGCGCTTACAGACAAACAACAAAAACATCACAGGTATGGCTGGATTAAGCACACCAGAAAGTCAACAGGTACTTGACTGGTTGTACTCTATATACACACATGTGGCCAATGGCGACATGGTCAAACCAACCATGCGAATAGTTGGAGACCCAACACTATTAAAACAAGATGATTGGCTGTATAACACCGACCCCAATAAAGGCGACGATTACGACAAGTGGGATTCAATAAGCCAACAGGCCTATGCGGCCAAATATGGTCATGTACGCATGGATGTGTCTGATCTTATTGTGTCGTTAAAAATCAATTCTCCATTAGATATTGACACAGACATTACCAACGAAGGTCTAGTGTATCCACAACCCGGAGACATTCCTAGTGCATTTGATGGGCAGTACCGTGTTATTGAAGTAAAAAATGAATTCAGAAACGGTAAATTTGAACAGGTGTTGACATTGACTAAGTACATCAACGATGCGTTGATTAAAGGCTATAGTGATGCCGCAACAAAATATTTGAATAATTCAACCAATACAGGCAACACTAATAACACCAATACTACAGGTGATAATACTCGATGAGTGATAAGACAAATTCAAATAAATTTCCTAAACGTGGCGCCGACGCTAGTGCAACAGCCTCAGGAAAAGATTCTGGCATAACAGTTGACGCAGGTCCCTACGAAGCCAAAGTAGTAGGATTTGTTAAAGGTAGCCGCATGGGCGAACTAAGGGTTACAATCCCTGACTGGCCAGGCGACGATCAAATTCCTGAAGATGGAATTCGTGTAAGTTATGCTAGCCCTTTCTACGGAACCACATTTGGTGCTGATACACAACTATCTCCCAACACTCCTGTAACGTCAGGGCAGAGTTATGGCATGTGGTTTGTGCCACCGGACATTGGTAATACTGTACTGGTATTTTTCTGCGCCGGTGACCTAAATCGTGGATATTGGTTTGCCTGCGTATACGACAGCCCAAGTCATCACATGGTTCCTGCTATTGGTCGCAACATTGGTGGAAGCAACAATGTAAACAATCCTAGCGATGCAGTAGGCGCAAGACTAGCAAATAACAGCAATGTTCCTGTACAAGAATACGACACCAACGACAAGTCAAGCTACAATGCTGACGGTTTAGTCAACACCAAACGTTTTCCGCATGAATGGCAAACCAGTGTATTAATTAATCAAGGACTAGATCGAGATAAAATACGTGGTGCTATCAGTTCAAGCAGTATGCGTGAAAGTCCAAGTAACGTATACGGCATTAGTACTCCCGGGGCCAAAGGAACAAAAGCACAGCAGTCAGCATCTAATGCCGATGCAGTATTTTTCCGCAAAGGCGGACATTCATTTGTTATGGACGACGGCGATGCAGATGGCAACGATCAATTAATACGTTTGCGTACCACCGGTGGTCATCAAATCTTGATGAATGATACTGAGCATGTATTGTATATTGCCAGCGATACAGGCGCACACTGGATGGAATTTAGTAAGAACGGTGCAATCAATGTTTATGCCACAAACGGTATTCACATGCGAGCTGAAGGCCCTATAGATATGCATTCAGATGCCAGTGTAAACATACAAGGAGCCAGTGTAAACATTGTCAGCTACGGCGGTAAAGGCCTAGCCGCAGTAGGCGGTGGTATCAGCTTAAAAAGTGAAGGCGGTATTAGCATGAGTGCAGTAACAGCATTTAGTGTCAAAACAAATGCCGCGGCTAGCATTAGTGCAATGGGTATATTAAGTTTGCGCGGTGGGTATAGTGCAGACTTGAGTTCGTACGGTAAAACAAGTGTCATTGGCAGTATGCTACTCTTAAATTCAGGACCTGCATTTCCGCCACTACCGGCACTACCACCAGCACTGGGCACACACCAAGATACAGACAATGATGGTAACAATTGGATTATTAATCAAGGCGCACTACAAAGTATTTGTTCATTGGTTCCAGCACACGAACCCTGGGTTGATCCAGATACTGGCGAAAGGCCAACACCTAGTGCGGCTTCCTTGGCTGCAAGTATAGTATCGGGCGCACTATAATGACAGATGTAGGAATTATCAACGCCGCAGGCATAAGCATACCTAATCCGTTACCACAATCGTGGTTGGGACGAGTAGATGCACCTTTAGCCGCGCCACGTTGGATTTCTATTGGCCCATTAACTTCAAGACAAACGCAATTACTACAAGCACAGATTGGCTACGATCAAAGCGGTTGGGATTACTACAAAATTGGCATCAACAATCAATTGGGCCGATATCAAATTGGTACACAAACGCTAGAAAACTACGGCTTATTAGCCGCGGGCTCTAATGCCGCTTATGGTACTAATTGTGTTAATTATAGAAACTGCTGGCGCCCAACCTACATTAAAACAGCCGCTAATCTGTACGAAAACTATTTTTACAACACTGATAGCCTAAATGCATTTTTATCTGTGGCAGTTGCACAAGAACACCTAAGTTATCAAATCATTGATGATTTATATAAAGGCCTAATAAAAATCAATGCTATACAGTCAACAGATTCTGCAGACATGGTGGCAGGCATGATTTATGTAGCATGGACACTGGGAGTAGGAACAGTACCAACCGGAGCCGATGCAACAGGTACAGGTGCTTATGCTTGGCGTTATTACAATATTGGCAACGGAACAGACAGTTATAACAGCGGTCGATATAGTGTGACAGTTTTAAGCTAATAAATACAATATGGCTATTATATATCGCGGATTCAGCACACTACAAAATGCTAAAAAATACAGTCTAACTGACTTTGAATTGGCACGTCAAGACCTGCTGAACTATTTTAGTATTCGCAAAGGCGAAAAACTAATGCAACCAAATTTTGGTACAATCATTTGGGATATGCTGTTTGAGCCATTAACAGAAGATACTCAGCAGACAATTACAGCTGATATTACACGCATAGTAGCATACGATCCACGTTTAGCAGTAGGACAAGTAGCAGTTCTACAGCAAGACAACGGTTACTTAATTCAACTTACCTTGGCTTATGTGCCAACTAATCAAACTGCGACAATTAATCTAAATTTTGATCGCAACTCACAAAAACTACAAACTTATTAACTGACCATATAATTCTACCTGATAAATACTGAATATAGGTAAAAAATTAATATGGCACTTACAACTCGTCAAACCAATCTACTAATAGAACAAGATTGGACTAAGGTTTATCAAGCATTCACTAACGCGGATTTCACTAGTTACGACTTTGAAACCTTGCGTAATAGTATGATCGGCTATATTAAGACATACTACCCAGAGACATTTAACGACTTCTTAGAAAGCTCAGAGTTTTTAGCTCTTATTGACGTAGTTTGCTTTTTGGGACAAAGTCTTGCTTTCCGCACAGACTTAAATGCCCGTGAAAACTTTATTGATACAGCACAACGTCGCGACAGTATTCTTAAGCTAGCTCGCATGTTGAGCTACAACCCACAGCGTACAACTAGTGCAAGCGGCCTGTTAAAAATTGACAGCATCAGCACTACAGAAAATATCTACGACAGCAATGGCAATAATTTGTCTAATGCTACTGTACACTGGAACGATCTCAGCAACGATAATTGGCTAGAACAATTTAGTACTATTCTAAATGCCAGTTTACAAACTACACAGACTGTTGGTAAGCCAAGCAATAGTCAACGAATTAACGGTGTGCAAACAGATGAGTACAGTATTGCACTCAATACAAATACCTTACCAGTAGCTAAATTCAGCGCCAGCGTTAACGGAACCCCAATGTCTTTTGAAGCGGTAAGTCCAACTACTGTAGGTCAAAACTATATCTACGAAAACGATCCAACTACACTTGGTAAGTTTAACGTTCTTTATCGCAATGACAATAATGGTAACGGTAGTGTAAACACCGGTTTCTTTCTGTACTTCAAACAAGGTACATTACAAGCAACTACATTTAATATTAATAACGCTATTCCAAACAATTTTGTTAATGTTGCTACTAACAGTATCAACAATACAGATCATTGGCTATATCAATTAAACGTAAACAGTAATCCAACTACCTTGTGGTCGGCAGTACCTGCACTAAGCGGCGTAAACGTAGTTTACAATCAATTGACTAATAAAAATCTTTATCAGATTAATACCTTAAACAACGACCAAGTTAATTTAGTATTTGGCGATGGAACGTTTGCTAGTATTCCTCAAGGTAGTTTCCGTTTTTATTATCGCACAAGCAACGGACTTTCTTATTCGGTTACTCCAGATGATTTAGCACAGGTAATTGTTGCACTACCATACGTTGGCAAAAATAACAACGTTGAGACATTGACATTTACTGCTAGTTTGAAATACACAGTAACTAATGCCAGTGCTAGCCAAACAGCGGCCAGCATCAAGGTAAGTGCTCCACAACAGTACTACACACAGAATCGTATGATCACTGGCGAAGATTACAATATCTTCCCAACCACTGCATATAACAGTATTCAAAAGGTTAAAGCAGTTAACCGCACTAGCTCAGGCGTAAGTTTATACCTTGATGCGATTGATCCTACAGGTAGCTATTCAACTACAAACATTTTTGGTGATGATGGTAATCTAATTGCCAGTGGTAGCAATGTTAACGACTATCGTACAAACCAATTTGACTTTTTAACAGCCAACGACATTTACGCAACATTGTACAATGATATTATTCCTATCATTAACTCAACAGAAATGCGTAACTATTACTACAGCAATTACTATCGCTGGAGTGTTGATAATCCTGGCGATGAAACTTTGACTTTCTTACAATCATCGACTACTACTTCAACAAGTTCAGGTTACTTGCAATTGGCCAATGTTACACAACAAGTAGGGCCAGGTATCAGCGGCAACTTACAATATGTCAACGTTGGATCAACACTACAATTTACAGCACCAGCTGGTTATCACTATGACAGTCAAAATACTCTAGTTGCAGGCAACGTTAGCCAACCAGGTGACAAGACCAGTATTTGGGCCGCAGTTACAAAAGTAGTTTCAAACGGTGATGTAACAACACCTAGTAGAATTACTCTAGCAACACAAGTGCCAACTGGCGCAGTACTAAGCGATGCCGCACTAGATGGTCGCCACGCTATTATTCCAGCATATAAAAATGATCTAACCAATACATTGATTAGTTTGTTAGTAAGTCAAGTTAAAGCCAAAGTTAATTTTGGTCTTAAGTATGATCAATTGGCCCAGACTTGGGTTAATATTTTACCTAGCGACATTGGTAGCAGTACTGATTGGATGTTGCGCTTTACTTATAACCAAGGTCTTTACTCAGTTGACTATAGAAACTTAGTCTATAGCTTTGCCAGCGCAGGCGGCACTAAGT